CTACAGACTCTAACCACCCACAAGTAAACGATACAACTGGATTATATTTCCCCGCACAAAGTGCTGGGGTAACATTACAAAACTATACATTATCCACTGATAGTAATACTATTACGTTTAATTCTGCTTTACCTTCAGGTGCAGTAGTGTCAATAGAACGTAGAACTAGGGATAGTTCTAGTGATTATACTAATTTTGTAGGTGGAAGTACAATAAGACACACAGATGTCAACAGGGCATTTGATGAGTCTAACTTTACCGCACAAGAAGCAAGAAACAAAGCGTTTGATATAGAGAATAAAATATTCGGAGGACCAGCTACTTCTACATCATTTATATCAAGTGATGAGATTGTAGATGGTACTATAGTAAATACAGATATTTCTGATACTGCTGAAATTGCAGTTAATAAACTGGCTCAAGGTAGTAATAGACAGATATTACAGTCAAGTGGTACTGATGTTGAATGGACAAGTAATGTTGACATTCCTGGAACCTTAGATGTTACTGGAAACTCAACGCTTGACGGGAATTTAACAGTTACAGGTACAACAACAGCAGCAGCTATCAATGCTAGTGGTGCTGTAGGAGTTGACGGTAACTTTGATGTTAATACTAACAAGTTTCAAGTTGCTGCATCTAACGGTAATACAACAGTTGGTGGTACTTTAAACGTAAGTGGTACTACAACTGCTGCAGCTGTTAACGCAAGTGGAGCTGTTGGTGTAGATGGTAATTTTGATGTCAATACTAATAAATTTACAGTTAATGCTACGAGTGGAAATACACTTATTGCTGGTGATTTGGATGTTGCAGGTAACTTTGAAGTTACAGGAACCTCACTACATACAGGACAACAGACAGTTCCTGGTGGAGCACAAGTAAAAAACATTAAAGTTGGTCTTGATGCACCTAATGAAGTCAGTACAACCTCTGGTAACTTAGTATTAGATTCAAGTAGTGGTACTGTACAGGTTACAGATCACTTCCAAGTTACAGGTAACGCTGATGTTGATAATAATTTAAACGTAGACGGTACATTAACAGTTGATGGAGTCTCAACTCTCACAGGAGCTGTAACAGCAACTGGTGGAGTTACGGGTGATATTACAGGTGATGTGACAGGTGATGTATCTGGTAACGCTGGAACAGCTACAGCTCTTCAAAATGCAAGGACAATCGGTGGTGTCAGCTTTAATGGTACTGCTAATATTAACCTTCCTGGAGTCAACACCGCTGGTAATCAGAATACTTCTGGTAATGCAGCAACTGCGACTGATTTAGCAGCTGCTACTAAGATCACCGCCTCTGAACAGGGTTCACATACAGGAAATGATACAACATACTTCACTACTGGAGCAGCAGATGCTAGGTATTTTAACATAAGTTCTGGTGATACTATCAAGGATGGAGACACATTTCCTGATAATGACACAACTATTGCCACTACAGCAGCTATTAATGATCGGATTGTTGATTTAATAGACGACGTTGGTGGATTCGTACCTATAGCAAATGAAACATCTTTTCCTAACGCTAACCCTGACGTTAATAACGGCACTGGAACTCTTGTATCTATTAAAGCTCTCAGCAGCAACCTCACCTCAAATGGATCAGGAGTGGCTACGATTGCTAATGGCACTGTCGGTAACTCAACCGTCACCATTACTGGTTTAGCTAATAGCACAACATATGCTTCCACCTTTGGAATGATCGTAGAAACAACTACGACATTAAATACTTATACATTCCATAGGCAAGTACCAAAAGCGACTGAAGTTACTACAGTAGCTGGAAGTGTCGGTAATGTTAATACTGTAGCTGGGTCTATCAGCAATGTTAATGCTGTAGCTGGCAATGCAACCAATATAAATGCTGTAGCGGGTAATGCAACAAACATCAATGCTGTAGCTGGAAATGCTTCTAACATTAACTCTGTTGTTGCTGCTACTGCTAATATTAACACAGCGGTAAATAATGCGACAAGTATAACTACAGTTGCAACAAATATTGGGAATGTAAATAACACAGGCAACTCTATTGCAAATGTCAATACTGTTGCTAGTAATATTAGTGATGTTAATAACTTTGCTGATCTATATCAGATAGGGACATCAGCACCGAGTACAGATGGAGGAGGTAACTCTTTAGCAGCAGGTGATCTTTGGTTTGATTCGTCTTCTAATAAGGCGATGAAAGTACATGACGGTACAAATTTCACAGCTGTTACTCCTAGTCAATCAGTTTTACAAGATATCTCGATTGTCTCAGGAAATATTACCTATGCAGAAGATCTTGGATTAATTACTAGTGCCCTTACAACAGGTTCAGGTAATAGTATTGAGACTTGTGCAGATAATATAACAAAGATACAAGCATTAGGTACTACAGCTGCAGTAGCAGACATGGCATTGCTTGGTGATGCAGGTGTTATAGCTGATATGGCTATACTAGGTACAGCTGATGTTGTATCGGACTTAAATACTTTAGGTACAGCTGACGTTGTTAGTGACATGAACACGCTTGCAACGACAAGTAATGTCAATAACCTTAATACTGTAGCTGGTATATCAAGTAATGTAAATACAGTAGCTGGTGTTTCGTCTAATGTGACTACAGTTGCAGGTATTTCTAGTAATGTCACAAGTGTTGCGGGTATTTCATCTGACGTAACTGCTGTAGCTGGTAAGGCGACAGAGGTTGGAAGATTAGGTACAGTTGATGCTGTGGCTGATTTGAATACTCTAGGTACAACAGATGTTGTAAATGACATGAATACGCTGGCTACAACCAGTAATGTCAATAATATGAACACTGTTGCTGGTATTTCCAGTAATGTGTCAACGGTGGCGGGTGTTTCAGGCAATGTAACTTCAGTAGCTGGTATAGCTTCAAATGTAACTTCAGTAGCTGGTATAGCTTCTAATGTAACTACAGTCGCAGGAATATCTTCTGATGTTACTGCTGTAGCAAACGATGCAACTGATATAGGTGCAGTGGCTGGTAAAGCAACAGAAATAGGCAGACTTGGTACTGCTGATGCTGTCGCTGATATGAATACTTTAGGTACTACAGCAATAGTATCTGACATGGATACACTAGCTGATATATCAAGCAACATTACAACTGTAGCTGGTATAGCATCTAACGTAACTTCTGTAGCTGGTAATGCAAGTAATATAAATAGTGCTGTATCTAATGCCTCAAACATTAACTCAGCAGTTTCAAACGCATCAAATATAAATTCAGCTGTATCTAATGCATCAAATATAAATACAGTAGCTGCTAATAACTCCAACGTAACTACAGTTGCAGGTAAAGCAACTGAAATAGGAAGGCTTGGTACTGCGGATGCTGTAGCAGACTTAGCAATACTTGGAACTACTGATGTAGTAGCTGATCTTAACACTCTTGCTACTTCAGCAATAATATCTGATATGGATACGTTGGCTGATATATCGGCTAACATCACAACTGTTGCAGGTATTTCTGGTAATGTAACGTCAGTAGCTGGTAATGCTACAAATATCAACGCTGTGGCTGCTGATGCAACAGATATAGGTGTTGTAGCAGGTAAAGGAACAGAAATAGGACGTTTAGGGACAGCTGATGCTGTAGCTGACATGAACACACTGGCTACAACCAGTAATGTCGCTAATATGAATACAGTTGCAGGTGGTATAACGAATGTTAATAATGTTGGTGGGAGTATATCAAATGTAAATACAGTAGCTGGTGCTATTGCAGATGTAAACCGTTATGCGAATGAGTATAAGATAGCTTCTAGTGCTCCTAGCAGTCCTTCAGAAGGTGATCTTTGGTATGATGACACTAATAATGTCTTAAAATACTATAATGGTAGTGCTTGGGAAACTATATCTTCTGGTGGTATATTAGATGTAGTTCAAGATACTACACCTCAATTAGGTGGAAACCTAGATGCTCAGACTAGAAATATAACAAATGGTGGTACATTTACCGCAACAACCTTCTCAGGTGATCTAAACGGTACAATCAACACCGCAACTACAGCAACAACTCAATCAGCTTCAAACAATAGTACTAAAGTTGCTACTACTGCTTATGTTGATTCAGCTGTGTCTAATGTAGTGGACTCAGCACCAAGTGCTTTGAATACACTCAATGAATTAGCTGCTGCTTTAGGAGATGACGCTAACTATGCTGCTACTACAGCCACTACTATAGGTACTAAGTTACCTAAAGCTGGTGGTGAGATGACTGGTAATATAACATTTTCAGGATCTCAAACAGTTGACGGTAGAGATTTATCAGCTGATGGTTCAAAATTAGATGGAATAGCTAGCTCTGCTAATAACTATTCACACCCTAATCATAGCGGAGAAGTAACATCTTCTGGTGATGGGGCTACAACTATTACAGATAACGTAGTTGATGAAGCTAATTTAAAGATCAGTAATACTGGATCTAATGGACAATATCTACAGAAACAATCTGGTAATACAGGTGGTCTTACATGGGCTAGTGTTGCAACCTACTCAGTAGGAGACGGTGGTTTAACACAAAATAACTTTACTAATACTTTAAAGTCTAAGTTAGACGGTATAGAAGCTAGTGCAACTGCTGACCAAACTGCTGCAGAAATCAGAACACTTGTAGAAGCAGCGTCTAACAGTAACGTGTTTACTGACGCAGATCATTCAAAACTAAATGGTATTGAAGCTTCAGCTACGGCAGATCAGACAGCAAGTGAGATAGTTAGCCTTATATCTGGACAAACTATTGCTCCTAACGTAATTACAACAACCAACTTAACCTTAGACTTCGGGTCAATCGCATAATGGCAAAATTATTAAAATTAAGACGAGGAACAACCTCGCAACATGGTAGCTTTACTGGAGCCGAAGGTGAAGTTACTGTAGATACAGACAAGGAAACTCTTGTTGTACATGACGGCTCAACAGCTGGTGGTCATCCAGTAGCAGCAGAAGATATGGCAAACGTATCTTCATCTGCTATTGCTGCAAGATTAGCTAATGATTCTATAGCAACAAGTAAAATTGCTGGTGGAACTTTACCATCAGACGTAAACGTAGTTAGTGCAAACCTAGTTAATGGTACAGTCGTAGACAATGATCTAGCTGATAATGCTGTTACTTTTGCAAAAATGCAGAATATTGGTACAGCACAAATACTAGGAAGATCGAGTTCAGGAACAGGCGACCCAGAATCATTATCGGCTAGCGATGTTCGTACTTTGATAAATGTAGAGAACGGAGCAACTGCAGATCAAAGTGCTGCTGAGATACGTACACTTGTAGAATCAGCATCCGACAGTAACGTGTTTACTGATGCAGACCACAGTAAGTTAAACGGTATTGAAGCTAGTGCAACTGCCGATCAAAGTAATGCTGAGATCAGAGCAGCAGTAGAAGCAGCTAGTGATTCAAACGTCTTTACAGATGCTGACCATAGTAAATTAAATGGAATTGAAGCTAGTGCTACAGCCGATCAGACTGATGCTCAAATAAGAGCTGCAGTAGAAGCTGCATCTGATAGTAATGTCTTTACAGATGCTGATCACAGTAAGTTAAATGGTATTGCAGCATCTGCTAATAACTATTCTATATCATCTGATCTTCTAGATCAAGATAATATGTCGTCTAACTCGGCTACTAAAGTACCGAGTCAACAGTCAGTTAAAGCGTATGTAGATAATGAAATATCAAGTTTAGTAGATTCATCTCCTGGTGCTCTAAATACTCTTAATGAGTTAGCAGCAGCTGTAAATGATGATGCAAACTTTTCTACAACTATTACTAACAGTATTGCTACTAAAATGCCTCTGGCTGGTGGTGAGTTTACAGGTAATGTAACTTGTGAAAACATCACACCAGATAGTGACAGTAGTAGAAACTTAGGTACAAACTCTGTTAGATTCTCAACCATATATGCTGACAGCTTTGTTGGTAGTGGTGCAAACTTAACAGGCGTAGAGGCTTTTGTATCTGGTATGATCATACTATGGTCTGGATCTACAGGTAGTATTCCTAGTGGATTTGTACTATGTAATGGTTCTAACAGTACACCTGATTTACGAGATAGATTCGTAATAGGTGCTGGTAACTCTTACTCTGTAGGAGCTACAGGTGGTCTAAGTACTGTGACTCTGAGTACTTCACAGATCCCAGCTCATAGTCATAGTACAAATAACCATACTCACTCGTTTAGTGCTGGAAACCATAGTCACTCATTTAGTACTGGAAACCACACCCACTCGTTTAGTGGATCAGGTTCAGCGAACCATAACCATGCTATTGCGTCTAGTAATGGACACACTGGTGCTATACTATCTAGAAACAGAGGAACTGACCCTTGGACTGCAGACTACAACACAAACTCTGTTAGTACTGAAAACGCTTCAGTTTCTATATCAGTTAGTGGTAATACAGGAAACGCAAGTGCCAGTGGCAACACAGGAAACGCATCTGCAAGTGGAACTACAGGAAACGCAAACCCATCAACCAATAATACTGGTGGCGGTGGTTCACATGAGAACAAACCTCCATATTATGCACTTTGCTACATAATGAAAACTTAACCTTTAAACGCACCTATGGCACCTTTAAACTCTGAACCAGCTAGAAAAGATGTAACTTTTGGGGATTTTATTTTTGAACTCCCCAAACAACTTACACCACAATTTTGTAAACATTTAATTAATCGTTATGAAACCGACCCAGTATCAGTAAAGACCCGTAATTCTGGGAGAACTTTTGGTTCTGACGGTTTTCAGGCATTAAAAGTAAAGCAATCAGAAGATTTCCAGCTTTCTAGATACAAAGAATTTGTATATGAAGATAAGACATTAAATTTGGCACTTGAAAAACTTTTACGTAATTATATAGATCATTTAGTTGACAATCTTAATCCTTTTTTTGAAGAGTTAACGCACTTTAATTACGAAGACAGTGGGTTTCAAATACAGAAAACAACCCCTCATGGTTTTTATAGCTGGCATAGTGATGCTCATACCTCATCAGATTCAAATGCAATTAAAACTAGATCTTTCACCTATATTTTTTATCTAAATGATGTAAATAATGCAGGTGAAACAGAGTTTGCTAACGGTAGAAAAGTTAAACCAGAAGAAGGTAAAGCTCTTTTATTCCCAGCAAATTGGGAGTATCTTCATAGAGGTATTGCTCCTGTAGATGAAATAAAATATATTACTACAGGTTGGGTTAGTGCTCTATACCCAACCACTGAACAAAACTTAACAGAACCAAAAACAGAATGAGATTATTAGCTACACTTGCATTATTGTTTTCAACAAATGCTGTCTTTGCACATCCGCAAATAGACTTACATACTCACGATGCCGATACCGAGTTGGAACAGCCAGCTAGGTCTTAAGGTACCCACTGTTCCTAAAGAACTACCCTCGATGGAGATCGAGTTTAAACCGCCTACAGCCCGTATTCCTGGGTATGTTCCTATGGTAATTCCTCCAAATAATCTGCAGACTCCTGACGGGGTAGAGAAGGAGACTACAGAGGAGAAGCCAGTAGCACCTAAAGTAGATATCCCTATATTAGATATAGAGATGCCATTACCTACAGCAGAGGTGGTGGCTACTGCTACTTATGCAGCTGTGGCAGCTGTGGCAACAACCACTCTAGCTACACCTTTCTTTGATCAAATAAAGAAAAAACTACAAAAATTTATTCAAGGTAAGATTGATAAATGGAAGCAAAAGCGACAGAAGAAAAAGGATTCCTCGGAAAGCTGAAAGATGCTGCAGAGGATCAAGAACATCAAATCCAGATCCTTGGTACATTTGTCCGTCTTGGAGTTGTGGTTTGGAGTGGGTTTATCATTACGTTGAACTACGTAGAAATACCTATGATTAAGAAGAGTCCTGGAGGGGATATAACTTTTCCTGCTTCGGTTTTTACTGGAGCACTCGCAACATTTGGTTTAACTACTGGTAGTAACGGTAACGGAAAAAAAGACAAAGACAAAGTAAAGACATGAACAAATGGCTACTGACGCTGCTACTGCTATCACCAACTGCTGTAAAAGCAGACTTATTGACTCCCAACTTCACACAAGGGAGTATGAACTCAACTACTACAACGACCCAAGAGATTACAGAAGAGATTACTACTACAACCTATGGGTCTGCATTAAGCAAATGGACTGGGGAAAATATAACCCACACATCCGCAACTTCTGGAGGAATTGTAGATTCAGATTCAGTATTTACAATCCACACAGTTGGAGACCCCTTCGAGCTAGAAGTAGTAACGAGAGCAGCCAGTCAGGTGCTGTCAGTAACGGAGATAGAAAGAGAAATCGACACTTCTTCTACTACAGTATCCTTATCAGTCTTCTCTCAATAGCTCCTGCTAGAGCAGAGGATACTGCTGTTAGTAATCCAGTTGCAGCTGCGACAGGTAATGTGACCAATCAGGCGGTGCAATTCCAGAATAATGGAGCACCGTCTAGGCAGCATTACGGTCCTAATATAAGCTGTAACGGGGCTACAATGACCTTTTCTCCATTCTATATGGGGAATCACACAAAACCTTATGATATAGATGAACTTGGTATGCGTCCTTCTAGTTACACTTTAGGTGAAAACTGGGGTGGTCAAATCAATTTTATGGTACCTTTGGATCGTGAAGGTCTTAACAGATGTCGGTCAATAGCTGCTAGACAAGAAGAAAAAATGCGTCTTGATTATGAGTTAGTTAGAGTATTGAAATGTGCAGAGCTGCAGAAGAAAGGGTTTATGTTAAAACCTGATACTCATGTTTCAGATATGTGCTATGATGTAATACCTATAGCTAAGTACGAAAAAGACAGAGAGGAATCTCTCAAAGATTATTTTAAAAAGAACTGTACTCCTGTAAAAGGTTTCAAACTACCTTGGAAAGAGCAAGAGTACAAATGTAAAACTATTAAAACAAAATGACATACGCTAACAAAAGTGCTAAAGAACTCTTAGCCGAGAAACAAGCAGCAAAGAAGTCCACTAAAAAAACTACTAAGAAATGACCTTATTACTGAAGCCTATCCTTTTCGCCTTTCTAAAGTCCAAAGCAGTTAAGCAACTTGTTGTTGATTTGCTAGAAGGTTTGGCAAAATCCACAGACAACACACTTGATGATCAAGCTGTGGCACTAGTAAAGAAGAATTTACTACCTGAATAATGCCCTATAACGTAATAGATCGGAAGACTGGTGTTGTCATGGGAAGTTACGGTACGCTGAAAGGTGCTACACGTAAATCAAATGCACTTGATAATGAATACGGTGGTTATAGGTATGGGGTTGAAAAAATCCAAGCCAAAAACAACCGATCTAAATTAAAAATAAAAAAAGCCTAATGACTAAAGCTAGAGCAACTGAAGCTCAGTTCAATGAGCTGCATAATTTAATTACCAAGGAGTTTCTAGAAAGAATAAAAGCTGGTGAAGCCACTAC